GTACTGCAGCCTCATCCATATTATTTGTAACCTTGTCAGGGTCTAAATCCATTGCTTTTGCAATCTCTCTGATAACATACTGAAACTTAGCAAAAGGTGCAAGAGCTGGATTAGATGCAACTTGTAAGAATTGCATTAGTCTTTGGCTACGCACTTCATTAGCCATCAAGCTTTCTGTACCTCTAGCTTTAACTTCTAAGTCACCTTTGATGTTTTTATCATAATCAAATTGCATGTTAAATCTAAATAAACCCTCACCTAATGGTTTGAGTAAATAGTCATCTACGTTCTTTATAACAGTTTTGACACTACCACTTGCTGCATTCATTAACATTGATATACCACTCGCAGTTCTACCTACACCTGATACACCAGTCTGTCCATGAGCAAATGATGGCAGTCCTGTACTTTCATCTGCAAGTTGTCTAGCTTTGTCAAACAACTGTAAGTTCTCTTGAGATACGTTTGGAAACTTTGTACCAAAGATAGCTTGTCCGGGAGCGCCGCCTTGTCTTCTAAATACTTTTCCCGGATACACAGATAAATCTTGTCCCGGAACTAAGTTAGTCTCATCAACTTCTATGAGTAGATTACCTGATAATACAGCATTATCTACTGACATTCTCATAAAACCATTCATAAGAGTTTGTGTGTCATCCATGTTTTCAGCAATACCCACACCAAAGAATGAATATGGATTCAATTCATATGGTGCAGCCATGTATGGAATTGTTGATGGCTTGAAAGGATTAAGAACCATTCTTAGTAATTTGCCATTGCATATCCATACATTAACTTGTAACTCGTCTAAACTTTGTAATTCTTTAGGTATATCTATTTCTTGTTCTATGAGCATGTCAATATCACACATACCCCAATACTCAAGAACTTCAAATCTCTCTATACCATGTTCAGGTGCATAGTCAGATAGATCATCTTCCCATGACTCTTTTGTATAGTTCTCACCCTCTGCTATGGCAGCTTCTATAACCTCACTTCTAAAGTGTGGTCTTTTCTTTAATGCTCTTAGTTGAGAACGTGACAACTTATGTCTCTCAATAACAAACTGTGCTTCATCCATATTATTAGCATCAGGGTCTGGGTAAAAGTTCCATACAGATACGTGAGATACTTGTGGCACAGTTTTTAATGTAGGATCATATTCACCTTCTTCATCCCAATTAGGATATTCTTTGTCTACAGCAAAAGGACCTTTCATCACACCCGTACCAAACAAAGCCATCTCAAATGCTGTACTTCTTAAATGTTTACTTGCACCTGACTCTTCTAATTGGTCGTGGATTTTCTTTTCCATATTTTTTGCCGCAACCAACGCAGGACTGAAAGTAATTGCTGTGGGAGTTTTACCAGCTTCTGCTTTAAGATTGTCAATATCTTTAAGCTTGTCTTCCAAAGGACCAAGCATACTTTCCAAAGTTTTTGCAGTAGCACCTTTAGGTAAGTCTTTGCCATCTCCTTTAAAGCCATAAGGTGAGGTTGATAAACTAGTGCTTCCACGAAGTTCTTCAGGTTCTTTAGGATCAAAACTAACATCTTTTACAACTCCTTCTGGTAGTTCCGTAGGGTCTACACTCAACGGAAATCTATTATTTGCAAATAGAACATCAACAATCTGCCCATAGGCTGCTAATGTTTTTGTCTTTGTTACTTTAATAAACACACGAGACTTCTCAGCTTCTGTAAACTGTACATCAGAACCATACAAACCTCTATAGTTTCTATAAGCTCTTAACCATCTCTGCTCATCTAATTCTCTATAATCTTCTGCACGACCAAATCTCTCCATCACAAATGGAATTATATTTGTTGTATTAATATCTGTAGTATCCGTGTCTTTAGAATCTTCTAGAGAGACTGCTTCACTTTCTACTACTATTTCATCATTTTCATCCATGTTTTATCCTTAATATCCAAATGTGGCATCTGCTACTGGCATAGAGTGTGTTGGTACACCTCTTGGGTCATAGTCAAACAAACTAAATCTTGGTCTAGACATTATACCATATCTTAATGCATCATACAAGTGATCTTCAGCTAATGTGTCTACATCTTCAGGATTCTTCTTATCTAAAGGTATAGACGGTAATTGAGATGTAGTGTTTACACACGTATTAAAGAATACTAATCTAGGTTCTTCTGTAAACTCATCTACTTGTAAACGTCTGTGTATCTCGTTCTTACCTGCCACACGACTTCCTTTACTTCTATCTGATGGTCTCCAACGACATCCTCTCATAATCATTTGCTCTGCTAGAGAAGGACCTGTATCACCTCGCTTGTGCCATAAGGAGCTATCTAATACTCCATATCTCATGCCACCATCGTCTTCTTCTAAGTCTAATATCATATCTGCCAAATCTGTTGCAAGGACTTTGCTAACGTAAAGTTCTCTGTATACAATAATTTGTTCAGATGGTGATACAGCAAACCAAAGAACACCAGACTTACTGCCATAACCATAATCACATGCTCTAAACTTAACCCAATTATGAGGTACATCAAAAGGCTCAACAACATGGATATTCCTATCAAACTCAGTAAAGGCAGCACCTTCCTTAATATCCCAATCGCCATCAAGTAATTGCCGTCTTTGTTGTTCAGGTAGCGATAATAGCATTGCCTCGTAATCCCCTTGTTCTGCAAGGTAAGGATTGTCAGATAATCTTGCGGGGATAAATCTCCTCTTAAATAAAGCTCTACCAGCCTTTGCATGTCCTGCTGGGTATTTAAGCACTTCTGTTGTTTCAATATCTGTAGCATCAAACGAGTTTCCATATGGAGCTGGGTCAATAAACATTTTTTTAACCCAGTGATGACCCCTACCTCCCGGATTTGTTGTTGCTCTCATAAATATTGGTAAGTCTTTTGCTACTGACCTCAATCTAGAACGCATATAGTTCCATGCGTATGGTGTTGCCCACTGTGTTAACTCGTCAAAGCCTATCCAACTAAATGCTAAACCTTGATACCTTAGTACATCGTCATCTCTATCTAAATAAGACATCCACAACCTAGCACCTGATGGTGCAACCCACTGCATCTTTCTTTCTGACCATTTAATTCCGGGAATAATCTTTGGATATATTTCCTGAGATTTAAAGATCAACTCTCTTAATTCTTCTGTTGTGTGTCTTAGTAGTAGTCCACTAAATGATGGGTGACTCATATATCTCAATGGGTCTGCTAACATGGCATAACTCTTGCCACCACCTGCTGAACCACCATATAGTACTTCTCTTTCACCTGCTGCTAAAAACTCTGTCTGAGGTCCGTCATTTGGTCTAAATATAACATTGTGCTTTTGCTCAATAGGTATTTCTGTTATACGTTCAACTTCTTGGACTTTAGACTCAAGAGTAGGCTTTTGCACCGGTTCTTTCTTGCTCAATTTCTTTCGCCTTGGAGATCGCCGCTTCTGCATACTCTGCCCACTTGCGTAGGCTTCTAGCTTGGTTCTTACGTCTTTTTTCATTCTGTAACCTTTTTCTTAGTCCTACATGAGAAATGTATCTTCCTGTTTGTTTAGATAGCCAATTGGCTACTTGCCTATAGGAATATTGTTTAACATATTTTCTAGCCATTTCTAATTTATCTAGTTCGTCTTTTATAGGGTTAAGTGTCTCAGGTTCTTGTTCATCTTGGATGTAGCCAAAAGGTACTGTTCTAGCTATACGTGGTATTTTAATCCACTCATCATCTTCTTTTAAATCTGTTGGTTGGGGTAATTCCCAAGTTCCTATACTTCTGTTATTCATCTTCTGCTTGTACATTCTTTACTGGCATAAGCATAACACCACCTGTAGACTCTACTTGCATCTTCTCTGTCTTCACTAGACCTGTCCTATCAAGTAATTCTTTTGCCGCTGTCATCTTCTCTCTCATACCTAACTCTGTAGGATCATTGATACCACTAACCATTGCAACAGCTGCTCGTGGAGCATTACGTGCCATGAACATCTGAGTAGCCTCTAGAACCTCATCCTTGATGCCTCTGACGATATCAGACGTAGAACTGGTAGGTGCATAGCCTGCTAGTAGTTTCGCCTGTGTAACATCCCCATTTGCCTCATCAAAGAGTACATCTAAAAATTTACGTTGCTTTTCTGTTAGTTCTTTTGCCATTATGTTTTCTTCTTTGTTTTTTTCTTTTTCTTGACTGGTATAACACCAACCTTAACTTTTGTAACACTCGCTATAGTTACAGGTTTTTTCTTTTTCTTTACAAAGGCAGTAATTTGAGCTTTACTAAGCTTTGGGTACATCTTAGATATAGCAGTTATCATTTTGTTATCTGATGCTGACATTACACCGGTACTCCTAATACTTGTATGCGAGATATAAGTCTCTCTGCTCTCGCAGTTGTCTGCTTATACCATCTACTGTCTTTCATCTCATCTGCTGCACGATCCCAGTCTTGGTCTTTTACTGCAGCAATAAAATTTTTAAACTTAGATAGTCTTGGTCTTCCTAATTGGAAGCACATATTTGCAATTACTAATTGTGCCTCACTAGGTAAAGAGTCAAACTCTTCAAATATAATTTTACAATCACTTAGCGTAACTTTTATGTCTTTCTCAAACCAGTCATTAACTTGTTCATTTGGTACTTTAGTTCCTATAGGCATATCATAATATTCTGTATCCCACTCTGTAATTAAATGACCAATTCCACCGGTTAAATGATTTTCTGAACAGAGATATAACTCATATTTTATGCCCTCATCATTTGCTAATTCATCTTGTAATGTAACTAAATTCATTTCTTACCCATAATCTTCATTGCTTGTCCTGCACCTTTAATACCAAAGGATGCACTTATGGCTATAAATAAAAGGTACTGATACCATTCAGGTAATGTATTCAATACCTCAAAGCCTATTCTAACATATTCTGTCATGCTAGGTATGAAGACTAGTATAGCAGGTAATAATAAAACAATCAAGGCAAATTCGTCTTTCCAACTTCCATCTGTTGCATCTGCCATTGTCTTTTCCCATTCTACTTCTCCTGTTGCTACTTTCTCTGCAACAACTGCTTTAGCTTTTGCTTGTGCAACTTTGGCTTGACCATCAGCTTTAACTTTCTCAACCTTACTGTTCATCCATGAACTAGCTAGATTTGCTATAGGTCCTATGAGTGCTGTAAACATTATAGTCTCCTCTTACCTTCTTTTTTTTGTCTTTCTCTTAGAGCTTTTACGTGCTTGTTGAAGAGATAGTTTCCTAGCTTCAGCAGCGGCTTCGCCAAGTTTAGATACAATACGTCTTTTCTCATCTAAATCTCGCCGTTTTTCTAGCAATCTTTTTGGGCTGTTTAGATACTTGTCTACCTGCTCTACCTGCTTTGCGTTTAGCAGCCGAAGAGGCGGCGTATTCTTGGGGAGAAAGAGCCTTAATTGCCGCTTCAGGTAGATAACGCTCACCGGTAGCTTTTGACCCTTGTGTACTAGGTTTGCCACTCTTAGTTCTCCACTTTTGCTTTGTCCAATTCGCTAGTGATCTTTGTGGTGCTTTCATATGCTTCCTTAATCTCTTCTATTGTTCTCTCACATCCTATGCAGATATCATCTTGTAATATACAGATACCTACACATGGTGTTAAAATTTGCCTGTCCATTTACCAACAATCCAAGCTAGTAATCCTCCAAAGAATAATACAAATATAAAAGCTATTCCATAACCCATGTATTCCACTAACTCTGCTTGACGTTTAGCTGCCATCTTTTCTTGATATCGTCTAGACTTTCTTGCTTCTGCTTGGAACTCTTGCCAATCCTGCCATAATCCCGGTCTACCTATGTATATCATCATCTTCTTGAGTTCTTCTTCTTTTTCTTTTATCTGCTCAAGAGCCATGAACTCTTCTAGGTCAGAGCCACCACCTTTAGACTTTTGTTTCTTTGCTTTCTTTTCTAGCTGTTCTTTTGAAAATACAAAATCTGAGATATGTTTAGCACAACCTGTAAGTTCTTTT